TTTACAATGCTTGAAGGTCAAGCTAATCTGGATGATTTGTTAACATCACGCCCTGGTGGTGTAATTAGAGTAAAAACTCCAAATGCTGTAACACGCCTAGACACTCCAGCATTACCTAGCGGTAGTTTTGAATTATTAAATTACATCGATCAAATCAGAGATGGGCGTACTGGTATTTCAAAGTTTAGAACTGGTATAGATCCTAATGTCTTGAACAACGCAAAAGCAGGCCCAGCTAATTCACAAATGGACGCAGCTAATGCTCGTTTAGAATTGATGGTGCGTATTTTTTCAGAGACAGGCATTAAGGACATGTTTAAAAAGATATACGGTCTGGTTATTAAGCATCAAGATCGTGGAGAAGTGATTAAGCTAAGAAACAAATGGGTAAGTGTAGATCCAACTCAATGGAAGGGGAATGCTAATGTATCGGTTAATGTTGGCCTTGGGCATGGCAATCGGGATCAAGCAATCAACCATATGGCGTTGTTGGCTCAAAATTATACGGCTATCCGGCAAGATCCAGAGTTTAGGCACATGGTTAGTCCAAAAAATGTCTACAACATGGTGGGGGAAGCATTAAAGTCTATGGGCTATAAAAACTATGATCGTTTTATTAGTAACCCTGATACGACAAAACCTCAACCGCCACCGCCTGATCCAAAAGCCGAAGCTGATAAGATGAAAGCACAAATCGAAATGCAGAAGATGCAAATGGAAGGTCAGAAGATGCAAGCTGAAATGCAGATGGACAAGGAGAAACAAGGCTTGGAACAAATGCGTATGCAAGTTGACATGTCTAAAGACCAACAGAAAAACGAAATAGAAGTGGCTAAATTACAATCTCAACTACAAGCAGAGCGTGAACAAAATCAGATAGAAATGATTAAGTCACAAGTTGAAATTGAAAAGGTAAAGTTTGAAAAAGAAAAACTAGGCGCAGAAATGCAAATGGAAGCTGCCGAACACGCACTAAAGATTGAAGAGTTAATTCTTGAAAGAGAACAAGCAAGATCAGTCAAAATTGGTGATTAGAGTAGTCAGTAAATAACCTTTAAATAAGGTAGAATATGAATGATGAGGCATCGTTACATCAAGAAGTTAACCAAGGGCGAGAGGCAGGGTATCTCTTAGAGAATCCTATACTCCAACAAACTTTCGATTACTTGAAAGATGCTTATTTTAAGGCGTGGGAACAAACCTCTGTTGAGGATTCCAAATCAAGAGAAAACGTCTGGATGATGTACAAAACGCTAGATACTGTTCATGGACATATTAAAACATATGTTGACACAGGCAAACTAGCTAAAAAACAATTAGAAGATATAGGAGTCAAGAATGAAAGAAATGGGTAAGTATCCAACTCCAAAGAACGCACATTACAAAGACAGTGGCGGTGGTATGTCATCTTTGAAACAAAACGTTTCAAGTTCTAGTTTTGAAAATAAAGATCAGTCAAGGTCTATGTGTCAAAAAGGACGTTCAGGTGGAGCATCTAAGAATAAAGGTATGTATCAAAAATAAAGGAGTAAATTATGAGTGGTGGAGGAAGATATAACCAAATGGTAGTACACGGGGCATTCCAACCTCGTAAGTTAGCTTTTGAAAGTGTAACAGCAGATCGTACATTAACCCCAACTGACAGTGGGAAAGTCATATTTATGGGGCCTAATGGAATAGATATCACTTTGCCAAGTACCCCTGAAAATGGGTTAAATTATAAAATTATTTTGGCTTCGGATTATGCTTCTGCTAATTGTACGGTAACAATCGATGGTTCTGGTGAATTTTTCGCTGGTTCTTGTGCTACAGGTGCAGATGGTACGGCAGCAGCAATTTTCAATGGTAGCTCACATGATGTTGTGACTTTCGGTTCTGCATCGTTGCAAGGTGATTTTATCGAAGTAATATGTAACAGTTCAGCTTGGTTTATTACTGGTGTGTCAGCAGCAGCAGCAGGTATAGCAGCAGGTACTAGCTAATAGTGGTTGGTACTTTTATCCCTTTGTTTTTGAGTGAAGTTTGAAGAGAGGCTTCAAAGGTTTTGTCTTTTGCTTTTAGCGGTTGGTTAAACTTTTTGAACATCTTTTTTTAATATAAGCCCAGAAAAAAGGCTTGTCAAGTAAAATCGTACATCAAGGAGAAAATAAATGGCTCAGACTAACCCTGAAGTGGGAGTCGATGCTAGTCCAGAAGTGGCTACTGTCGATGAAAATCAACCACTTAACAGTGAAACAGACGCTGCTAATGAGATAGTAAGAAAAGGTATTTTGGATGGTGAGGAAGATGATTATTCGCCAACCCAAGATCGTGGTCATACCGAAGAGGAACCCACGGAAGAAGAAGAAGAAGAACAGCCAGAAAATGATGAATCCGAACCTGAATTGGGAGAAGAGGAATCAGAAGAGTACGATGTTGAGGTACCAACCTACACCCTAAATGTACAGGGTAAGCAGGTACAGGTAGATCTTGAAGAACTCAAAAATGGCTATCAAAAAGGTGCTGATTACACTAAAAAAACTCAAAGCCTTGCTGAAGAAAAAAGGGCGTTTGATATGGAAAAGGGCGCAGTTATCCAAGAGCGTCAACAGTACAATCAAGCATTAACCCAGTTTCAGCAGTTGATGAATGAGCAATACCAGCAGTATGACAATATTGACTGGGCACAGTTGAAAGAGGATGATCCTATTGGTTACATGACACGAAAAGAAGAAATGCGTGACATAGAAGGTAGACACCAAAAGGCAGCCCAAGAACAACAGCAAGTTACTCATCAACAACAACAGCAATATGCAAGGCAACATAAGGAGCTTGTGGCAAGAGAAATGGATCTATTGGGTGAGAAATTGCCTGATTGGAAAAACCCAGACAAGAGAGCTAAGTTGAGCGAAGAGCTTAAACTATACGCTGGAAATATTGGGTATTCTAAAGAAGATTTGGATGGAGTCACAGACCATAGAAGCTTGTTGATACTAAACAAGGCTAGGTTGTACGACAAAATTCAAAAATCAAATCCAAGGAAAATAAAGCAAGTCCCTAAAGTAGTTAAAGGTGGAAGTAAAAACACCAGATCTAATGATAGTAATAATAATAAATTTCAAACTAAACTAAATTTGGCTAAAAAACGAGGTGGCAGAACTGATGATATCGCTTCCGCTATTTTTGAATTAATGTAGCCTTTTTTAAGTTCTTTAAGGAGTAACATAATGGCAACTAAGGCAGGTACCTTTGGCGTAGGCCCCGGTACAAATATAGTAGCAGCAATAGGTGGTAGAGAAGATCTTACAGATGTAATTTATAACATTAGCCCAACAGAAACACCTTTCATGTCGAATATTGGTCGTACTAAATGTACCGCTACTACACATGAATGGCAAACCGATTCTTTGGCAACGGCAGCAGATAACCAACAGCTTGAAGGTGAAGATTACGATTCAGCAGGCATTGAGGTTTCAGTTGTTACAGCTAGAGCAACAAACTACACAACAATCAGTGCTAAAACGCTGATGATTTCTGGTACGCATGAATCTACCTTAAAAGCAGGTAGGAAGTCAGAAATTGCTTATCAAGTAGCTAAAAAAGGTAAGGAGCTAAAACGAGATATTGAGTTTACTCTTTGTCAAAAACAGGCTCCTGTTGCATCTACGGGTGGAACGACACGAAAAACTCGTGCTTTGGAAAGTTGGATTGACACTAATGTCAGCGAAACTGGGTCAACTCACGGTTCTACTTTTGTTATAACTGATGGAACCCAGCGTAATTTGACTGAAGCAATGGTTAAGTCGGCTGTTCAACAGGCTTGGACTTCTGGTGGAGATCCTGAAATGATGCTTTGTGGCCCTGTTAATAAGCAGAACATCTCAAGCCAATTCAGTGGTATTGCTACAATGTATCGTGAGCAATCAGGGACTGGCCCAGGAACAATTATCGGTGCTGCTGATGTTTATGTCAGTGATTTTGGAGAGTTAAAAGTTGTACCTTCCCGGTTTAGTCGAGATCGTACTATCTCTATCCTTCAAAAAGATATGTGGGCTATTGCTTACTTAAGACCTTTCAGGGTTTATGACCTTGCTAAGACTGGTGACGCTGAAAAGAGATTGCTCTTATCGGAATATACCCTTGAGTCACGCAATGAAGCCTCTAGCGCAAAAGTAGCTGATTTACTTACGGCACTTCTGTAAAATAGAAGGTTAAACCAATATTGGGGGGCGAAAGCTCCCCTTTATACGGAGGATCACATGAAAGAATTTACATATAAGTACAACTGGGTAATGTGGGGAGTTGTTGTAATTGGCTTTATGTATCATCACATTTTTTAAGGTTTAATACAGATGGCAGATATCAAGATAAGTGAAGACTGGGGCAATAATATGGTTAAAACCACTGGTTGGTTTGACACAAACACTGGCGATGTCCATATGTCCACATACCAAGATATAGAAGAAATAATAAAAAAGAACAGAGCAGACCGGAAAGCATTCGCTATCGATAAAAATAGTATCGGTGGTAAGTTTGGTGAATTTGCTAAAGTTGCTTCTATTCCGAATGTTGTTGTTGATCAATTAATGAATAATGGTATTTGGTTTGATAGAGTTGCTTTTAGAAAGTGGCTTGGTGATCCAGATAACCGTATTTTCAGAACTATAGACTGTAACTTATAATGGCTATTGATTCATACGCAAAACTAAAAACTTCTATTGCTTCTTGGTTAGACAGAGATGATTTAACAGACACTATCCCTGACTTTATAAGTCTTGCAGAAGACCGAATAAACAGACATATTAGGGTACGTTCTATGGAACATAGAGCAGAAATGTCTACTGTAGCAAATCAGGAGTATTACGGTTTACCTGACAACTACATACAAATGCGTCATTTTGCATTAAAAACAAACCCACCTAAAGATTTAAACTACCTGACTCCAGAAAGATTTGAAACAGAAGTCGCTGGGGCAATAGGGGTGCCAAAGAATTATACATTGATAGGAAATGAAATAAGATTGGGGCCAAAGCCTGGTGGGGTCTATACCGCAGAAATGGTGTTCTACCAAAAATTTAGCCATCTTTCTGACAGCTTAACGAGTAACAAATTGTTGGAAGATCATTCAGATGTTTTACTTTATGGTG